AATGATTTTCTGGTAATCGCGGCTGTGCGATTCTTGATCTAATAACTTACCATTTCTATAGACTTCAAATATATTTGGCTTCATACCACGAATAATCTTATAATCGATATTGCCAACAGAAAATTCAACCGTGACTAAACAATTCTTATTGTTAATAGAATTTACGAGTTGAGGTTTATTAATACTACGGTGTGGTTTACCAAACAAGGCATAAGATAAAGCATCGAGCATTGTAGATTTGCCTGCACCATTTGCTCCAACGATAAGTGTTGAAGAATCGCGATCTAAATAAATCGTTGTTTCGTTATTTCCTGTTGATAAGAAATTGCGCCACGTTAGCTTCTTAAAAGTAATTTTCATTATATAGTATCTAGTGCTTGTGCTTCAACTAAAAGTTCTTGCATCATTTTTTTCAATATGTCTGGATTTAAATTTGTTTCAGTGGCATCGATATAACTATTGAGTAGTGTTGGAGTATCATCAACCTTTACGTCATCATCTTCAACATTATTACCGCTATACTCGTCAAAGTTTTCTATGATACGTACTTCATGAGGATTGTAATCATAAACCTTTTCCATAAACTTATCAAAGGCGTATAGATCTTTTTTATTTGTCACAATCACTTTGATATATGTACCTTCAATCTGATACTTCGTAATACTAGGCTCATCATCACCATCATAAAAAATCTTTTGAAATAATACGTTGGTATTACGAATAGGTGTTATATTACGTGTTTCTGTGTCCAAAACATGAAAGTGTTTAGGATCTCCAGCATCAGACCAAGTTAATTCGTATTGCGTGCCAAGATAAGTAATATTGTCTTGAGTACTTTTTGTATGATAGTGACCTGAATAAACAGCTTCATATCTATCAAACATTTTCTTATCCATACCATGTGATTTAATATTAGCTCCTGCCATATATTGGAAACCACCAAGTTCTAAGTGACCCATAAGAATAGGTGCTGCAGCTGTACGAATAAAGTCTAAACACTCATCTTCGTTTTCTTTACACATCCATGGCAATAAAGCAACATCTAAACCATCGTAATTATTGATGGTAGGATTCATGTGAATGTGAATACGATCAGAATATTGATTCAGTATTGTTTCAATAGAGTTTAACTCATTTGTATTCTTGTAATATACATCGTGATTTCCTGGAATAATGTCCATGTGTATATCATGCTCATAAAGCTTTGAAATAAAACAATTGTAGTTATGTTCTAAAACTTTATAGTTAACATACTTACGATGTTCGAAGTAATCACCTAGGTGTAGAATATGTTTAATCCCATTCTCTAAAAGATAGGGAAAAAATATTTCATCATAAAATTTGGCTGAATAATCTAAAAAGATATCTGAGCCATTTTTGACACCTGCGTGAGTGTCATTCAATATCGCTATTTGCATAATTTATTCTAGTATGTTCCAATCCTACGCTCTGAGAGTATTCTACTCTTGCCATCAATCGTTATTAGAGCGACTTCCGCGGAAGACTTAACGGTTACACTGTCATCTGTATACAAACGAAACGAATCATACTTGTAAGGATTATAAACAATCTTTACATCCCTGAATCGAACATCCCCATTGTCGAGGTATCCAGTGACGAAAGCATGCACATTCTTCTTACGCTCTTTGAGAACTCGTTGACGACCTGCTTCACTTACCTTAAAGGTAACATCACGAAGATAGATGCGTTCAGTATGACCAACTACCAGACCGTTCTGTTGAACGGAGTAGCATTTGCGGTGTAGATTCCAGTAAACCTTTACGGGTTTGGACTTGTCGATAGTGCGATTTTTAATTGATTGCATAATTTACTTTTTTGGAAAATCTTCAATCGGAGTTTCATTCTTTTCGAAATAGTTTAGAAACTTATCTAAGGCGCCAATAACTTTCTTTTTAGCCCTTTTCTTTTTAAGCTCTTTACCGTATTCTTTTATCTTGTTATCTCTTTCACGAATTTGTTGCGATTTATAGCGTACTCTATCTACGATGCCATTTGAGTCAGGATGATCAGCGATATCCATGAAAGCACCTGCACCAGCGTGGTCTATATATTTTTCTTTTATGTCTTGTTGTTTCTTTTCTTTCGCTATACGTCGTAAAAAGGCGTAATATGTAATTTGTGTAAAGTAAGCAAATGCATTAGGTAATCCAGTACGTGTTGCTTTCTTAACATCGTAATTCATAATAGCTTTAATCGAATTTTCGACCGCATCCATTACCATTTCTTCACGATAAGTATATCCTACAAAGTTTGGTTTATGTGAAAGGCCTTCGGCGATTTTCAAAAAACACGAGCCAATATACTCTGTAATTCTAGGTTCCTCTTTCATGTTTTGGCGTGCTTCATTCACGGATGTAACATAATCCACTACTGATTGAGAGAACTCTTTATTGTTTACATAGTGCGGTTTTTCTCTAGGTTTTAGTTTTTTATTAGAAGTTTTCTTTTCCATAATTAAGTATATATTATATAATGTGTTTCACTATTAGTACATAAAATAAATGCACTTTTTATCATTTTTTGGTGTACAACTATTCATTCTTTTGGTATAATAAATAAGTACAAACAAAGAAAAGTAAGGCCTCTTTAGTTGTTATCTCTAAATTTCTTTCGCCATTCGGTATGGTAATCAGATAGAGGTTGTTCAAAGTCAAAATCCTCTTTCCAATCTTCTCCTTCATCCTCTGTAAAATCTTGATTATCAACTGGAGGATTAAACATCTCATTCAATACTCCTTCTAACTCATTACTAGTTAGATTATTCTTAAGTTTTTCGAGTAGTAGATACCGATGATAGTGCAGTTTAAGATCGAATGGTGTTTCTGTACAACCTATGATCTTATCTCCGGATATTGTTACTATCTCGTCATCGGAAGAGTCAAGCCATGAGTGTAAAAAGCTTTTTTGTGTCTTTTTATCGAGAGTCAATTGTAAAGGTGATCCAACATACATAACATTAAGATCTTCATTAACCTCAACCTGCTCTGCAATAATGTAAGAGCCGTCAACTAAGCGATAACTCATGAGTGGTATATCATCTAAATACATTCTTAAATCTTCTGATGGATTATAACTCATAGTGGCACCTCATGTATTTTATAGTTAAACTTTTCTTTAGCATAAATTTTTACTCTTGCTATAGCGTGGTTTAAAGTGTAGTTCTTTTTCTTCTTCCACGAAAGATCGTCGGCTAAATCGTAAATAGTAGTTCCCTGTCCATCTTCTGTTTTTCTTAAACCTCGTCCAATCGATTGAAGAACTCTTATTTGTGATTTAGTAGGTGAAGCAAACATAATATTGTGTAGATTAACTATATTTATACCAGTACTAAAGGTACCAACACTCGCTACAATCACAGCGTTCTTTTCTCTTTCTGTAATTTCTCGTATTCTTTCTCGCTCTTCAGCGTTCACTGCGCCTGACACAAAGAAAACTTTACGGCCAGTACCTTTTAGCTTTTCAACAAACATCTCGTATAGTGGCTTGCCGTGCTTTTGGACTAGATTATACAACACCAACGAATTACCTTGTTGATCTGCTGTTAAATTAACGATAAAGCGATTCCTTTTTTCATGGCTTACGATATGATTAATTTCGTCTTGATACTTTAGTCCTTTACATAGCTTACGTTCTTCGTCTGGATATTTTAATACTAAGCATTGCACAGTAAGTTGCGCTAACGTGTCAGAGTCTATAAGTTCCTTTGTAGTTGTTACTTTATAAACAGGACCAAAGTTTCCTTCTAATGTCATTTGATTTGACACAGCACCATCAAGTGTACCAGTAGTACCTATACGCATGCGTGCTTCAGTTAGTCTATTCATAATCGTAGTTAAACTCTTAGCTTTAAACGTATGAGCTTCATCGCCTACAACAAACCCGTACTGTTTAAACCAGGTTTGTGGTAAACGAATCGCGCTTTGCCACGTAGTAATAACTACAGATTGATCAAAATTGATCTTTTCTTTTCCTGAATAAATTCTATGTACATCCTCTTCTACGTCAAACGTATCGTCGGTTTCTGAATAATCAGCAAAGTCTTTGTACATTTGCTCAACCAAAGATGTAGTAGGTACAACTATAAGTGCTTTAAAATCAACATCGGTTTCAAGAAAGTACCTCATCAACATATAGATGATTAATGATTTACCAGAGCCTGTAGGTGATATCAAAATACATCTACTGTTCTGCGCAGCATGCACAAAGGCATCTAGCTGATAATCTCGAGGATTAATTGTTTTACCTTTAGAAGTAATTGGTAACTTATTGACGAACTCCATCAACTCATTTTTTTCTTCAATAGGGTGCTTTAGTGAATCATCTACCTTAAGTTCATACCCACGTTCATAACAAAACTCAGCGACTCGCTTCATTAAACCATAAGGAATAGTTTGAGATCTTGAATCAAACAGACGAATCTTGCCGTCCCATAGCTTGTTTCTGTAAGCGGGAACAAACTTATAACCTTCGGCGTAAAAAGTAAAATACTCGCTTAACTCCATTAAAACACCTCTATCATCACATGATAAAAATACTTTAGATTCATCCTTTTTTCTTGCAGTTATCATTACATTCCTGAGGTAAACTTCTTAAAGTCAAGAATGTTCTTGACGTGAGTGTGTCTCCATCTAATGTTACCCATGATTTCTTCAAGAGTATCGATGATCGTTTTCTGATAATCGATCTGTCCTCGAATACGTACCATATCTTCATCTGTAGAGTAATACATGTCCATGTCACCTTTCAAAGGCTTGGTCATACCATCGAATGGATCATACTTCCATTTGCGCTTGTCCATGTCTTCTTGCGACATCTTTCCGTTATAATAAAGCCACTTGTCCTTTTTCATGGATTCTTGTTCCATTTCTTTTTTCTTTAGCATAAGCTTAGCCATTGAAAAAAGTTCAAGGTATTTGGCGTGCATTTTAGAAGACTTTATAGTTTCTTCGTCGAGGCATACATCGTCGATGACTGCATCCTTCTTCCACATCTCTAGGATCTGTTCCAAGTTAATCATAATATAAATTTATTTATAATTATTTAATTATAGCGAATTCATTGTATCTAAAGGTAACATCTGCTTGTAGATATGTAACATCAGTAGATTGTGAATTAAAATCAACACCACTTAATGATGTAGGAAATGAATCTTTAAACTGAAATTGTTTATTCACGTTGTTATGACTTGACATGATTGACAAAATCATGTCGTGGCGTTCAATGGTATCTGTATTAGATTTTAGCCAATTGAACATTTCCGTGTAGTTCGTCATATCTTCATCAATCGCAAACCTCAGTGACAATGTATCAAATGTTATTGCCTCACCTGGCGTATATCCAATTCTATTACGAAAGTTAGTTTGAACTTCACCTGAAGTAACAGAGGGTATACCAAAGCTTGTGATAAAAAATTCTGTATTTGCAAACTTTTCACGATTGATCGTAAGCTTAAACCCTGTAGGTGAAAGCATATTAATATTTGTTGTTAAATTTGATCCGCTCATATATCTATTTATAACGCAAAAAAAGAGGAGCTCCGAAGAACTCCTCTTTAAATGTGTTGTTAGTTAATATCTAACTTAGCTTTGTCCACCAACGTTAATGTTCTTAACGCGGAATGTACGGTAGTAAGGATTAGAATTAGCTGCACCGATACCATCAACTGTTCCAGTGATAGGATTCGCTACAAGACCATAACGAGTCTTGAAAGCAATCTTCGGTTGGAAGCTGTTTTCACCAACTGCGCGTACCATTGTGAGTGGTACGTATGGGCAGTAGAAGAGACCAGCATCATAAGCACTGTCACCTCTATAACCAACTGTTACGTAATCTGTACCAGCGTATGGATCTACATAGACTTTAAGGCGTCCGTTAAGAGTACCAGCAAATGTGTTACCAGCTGCATCTACGTTAAGACCTTCAGAACCACCGAAGGTAAGTTTACCACTTGCTGCAAGAGCAGAAGCAACGTTCGATGAGCAGATAACGAAGTTACCTTTTCCACGACGTGTTTCGATTGCAATCTGATTAGCTTCCTGTTCGATTTGGAAGATAAGCGATTGGAATTTTTCAACTGCCCAACGGCCGTCTGCGTCAGCTACCAAGTCAAATGCTTCAGTAGCACCAATTCCAGCTTTCTTACCAGTAACAACCATGGAGCGGATAACTTCACGATTGATTTCAGCAAGGATCTCACCAGACAAGATGTTAGCTAATTCAGACTCAGCGTCAAGGCCGTGTACTGCTTTAAGATCTTGTGCAAGTTCCATTGTGTACTCAGCTTTTAGCTGACGAGTCTTAGCTGTAACAACTGACTTCTCGATTGAGAATCCCATTTCAGCGCCGATGTTAGCAACTTCAGCAGTTCCTGTAGCAATACCTGTACCAGTAGTGATACCAGATTCTGGTGAATCAAATAGATCACCAGCATGTGTACCTGTACCAGAGAAGTCGGTGTCAGCTTCGTTGAAGAGAGCTTCTGCATCACCTGCTACAACTGGAGTACCATCACCGAAACGTGCTTTCATTGCGAAAGCAAGACCAGTAGGACCAGACATTGGCTGGACACCTGCTACGTCATAAGCGATAAGGTTAGGCATTGCACGGCGTACAAGAGAGATAAGTACTGGATCGAAAGTAGTGATCGAACCGGTATTTACGTTACCGTCTGCTTCTTGAAGAGAGCCAAAGCTAGATGCAGCGGCTTGTTCTTTAAGAGCAACTTCAGTGTTCTCAAGAAGCTTAGCTGTTACAGCTTTCTTGTAGCTGTCTGTGATAGGAGCTTCGTCAGTGTGTTCAAGCACTGGAGCCCATTTTTTCATTTCTTTTTCTGCGTTAAACATTTTTATAATTCCTTTTTGTTGTTAGAATGTTATGTTAATTTGGGGTTTTATTTGAAACGTGAAAGGTGTTGTACATACTTAGCCATATCCTTAGGGAGTTTAGCTTGTGGATCTACCGCACCTTCTACGATTGTTTGTGTTTCTGTTACTGTTGAATCTTGAGATTCTACAAGTTCTTCAGATTGATTTGACTCTTTAAAGAATCCTTCTTTGATAGTTGCTACCTTAGCACTAAAAGTATCAGCATCTACGAATTCGGTATCTTCAACAAGTGAAGAAAGTTTACCAGCTTCGGTTGATGCTAAATCAGTGGACGCTTCGCTAATGATTTTTTCGCGTTGAAGAGTTACAACTTGACTTGCAAGCTCACTCTTTTCGGCTTCAGCATTTGCTAGAGATTCTTTTACTTCAGTAACTTCTTCTGAAAGCTCATCTACAAGATCAACTTTAGAGGCAGGAACTTCAATATAGTGTTCAGTGAATACACCTTGCAGTGCAGTCATGAAGTTTTCTGTAATCTCAGTGCGCAGTTTATTATCAACAAACTCCTGATTTTCTTCAATCCAAGATTCAACTACGAAACTCAAGTAGTCGTCAATCTTTTCAACAAGAGACTCACGAACGTAAGTTACTTCTTCTTGTAGATCTTCGGCGTATTGAGATTCAAGTTCTTCTTGAATTGTTTGTACTTTATTTGCTACAGCAGCTTCAAACAAGATAGAAGCTTTTGCTTTGAAGTCTTCAGTCAATTCTTGATCTGCTTCAGCAAGTACTTTCAAATCTGATGCAAACGAATCTGCTTCAGTTTCTTCATGTACGCCACCACAGGATGCCATGATTGATTTATAAGAAGCCATAATGTCGTCCTTCTTCATCGCCTTAAGTTGACCATACATTGCATTAATGATGTCAGCTTTAGTCTTAGGAACTTCAACTTCGTCTTCTTCCTCAGTCATGTTAATTGCTTCGTATGCAGCAACTAGATTTGACTTTTTCATGCCTTTAAGAGCGTCAAAACTTGCAGCAAGAATACCTGCTTTGGTTTTAACTTCTGGCAATTCAACTTCTTCATCTTCGTCAGACTCTTCTTCTTCTTCTTCCTCGACTTCGTCGGATTCTTCTTCCTCTTCAGCAGATTCGGAAACTTCTTCCTCGTCCTCATCAGATTCTTCGACTTCGTCGGATTCTTCTTCGTCTTCTTCAGATACTTTAGCTTCTTCTAATTCTTCATCTTCGTCTTCTTCTTCAGAAACTTCTTCGTCCTCATCGGATTCTTCAGCTTCGTTTTTCTTCTTAGCTTCGCCAAGAATTACATCTAAGACCGCATTAGAAAAAGGTTGCTCGTGCTCAGCGACTTCAGTCTCCTCAGAAACTTCAACCTCTGATTCAATAAGCTCGTTTTCTTCTACGTCTTCGATAATTTGTTCAATTTCGTTTGACATATAATTAAGTTTCCTTATTTTTTTGAATTAGAGTTTGGAGAGGAAATCACTAAAGATTCTTTCCTGTGCTTCGCTAATGCGACCCATAGGAACCCTTTTAATTTCAGTCTCGTATTCTTCAATTTGTTGAGGTTTAAGAATGCCATTTTCCCAAATCCATTCTACGCCTTCCATGATGCCTTCAACGAAAGCAGATGGTGCGCTAGGATCTTGGACAATGTCGACAGTTGCAAGAACAAAATCGTCCTTAACATATGTCTTGCCTTCTTTATTTTCAACAGTACCCATACCACGACTTGAGACGCCTAACTTGCACCCGCCTTCGACGAGTCCTTTCACTATTTTACCCATAGGTGTATCTAGTATCAGCGCTCTTCCAACAACATCATTACCGTTCCATTTCAGTTCGGTAATTCTGTGTGAAACTTTATCAAGGTTAATCTGTGGGCCTTCTGGGTGATTCAATTCACCAACGGCTCTTCCAGTTCTAACCTGCTCCGCAACGTACTTTTTAGTAGCTTCTGCTAGTACATCTTTCGGATAAATTCTGTTATTGCGGTTCTGTTTCTCCGCTTGCATAAAAACGCCTTCGATGAAAACATTCTTTTCACCTTTGTCGTTTGCTTCGGTGATATAATCCACCGATTCCAAATGTTCTGTTATTAGCTTCATTTTTTCTTATTTTTTAAGCTTCTTAACACTAACTTTAAGTTTAGTCTTTTTAAGAGCGGAAATAAGTTTATTAAAGTGTGTTCTATCACCTACAAGCTTTAATGAAAATGTTGCAGGAGCACTATGTTTAGAGCTTGATGTCCATAGACCAAGTTTTTTACCAGCACCAAAAATTGTAGACCATTGATTTCCTAGATCACTTGCAATTTCCACGGATTGTTCATCATCAGATAAAATAGTTTTGGGATTATTGTAGAGTTCTGGTGATTGACGATCCACTTTAAGAGAATAACCACTCTTCCCGTTATAAAATTTTGTACCTGATTCTCCAATGAGAACACGTTTTACTGTTTCTATTAATTCTTTCATTGTTTTTAATAATTAGTTGTCGTTTGCTTCGGTGATATAATCCACCGATTCCAAATGTTCTGTTATTAGCTTCATTTTTCTTCTGCTTTATTGTAAATTTGAGCTGTAAGACCTACCTTACGAACTTCAAGGGCATCATTTAGTTTACTACGTATTGCTTCTCCAAATGCTTTTGCAGAACCGACTTTATTGTTTTTAACAATATTATTAAAAACTTTTTGTGCTATATCACTCATATATCTATTTATAATTTTTTTGGTTTTAAGAAGGAGTTTTAGATTTCTAAGTCTAAATCATCATCACCTTCTCCTTCTCCTTCTTCAGGCTTTTCGTCTTCTACTTCTTGATCCAATCTTTCGATATCTTCATCGGATTGCTTTAAGACTACTTGTCTTACATACTTATTAGAAACGTACTTACCAACAAGATCTTCCATCTGTTGCGCCATTTCTAATCTTTCTCTTAAAATTTCGAATTCCTTTAATTCAGAAAAATAATTGTCTTCAGCAAAATCGATGTTAATCTTTTCTTCTATGCTATCCCAATCACTTTCTGTTATAACTCCTTTAAGAATAAGTTGAATGCGTAGTGCTTCAATAAGCATTTGTGAAAAACGTTTACGCAATCTATCAATAAATTTCTGGAATTTTACTTCTTCGCGAGAAATTTCGCTTGCTCTTCCGATTGTGAAAGAACTTTCTTGCTCTAATCGAGATACTGGTACATTTAATGCACGGTATAGTTTCTTTTGAAAGAACTGCACATCTTCTATTTGACCAAGGTTTTCTCCTCCACCAAGTGTGGTAATTTCTGTACCGCGGCCACCTTCTCTACGTGGAAGATAAAAATCTTCTAACATAGACATATGTTTACGATCATCACTTACATCGCCGGTTGTTGCGTCGTACACCATTTTATTGCGATAACGCGATACAACCTGTTGTACGTATTCTTCAGCTTTACCTTTTGGCAAATTACCTACATCGATATAAAAAATTCTACGTTCAGGCGCACGAGATACGCGGTAAACGACCAACGAATCTTCCATGTAACGCAACTGATTCACTAACTTCATCGCTTTGTGCAAATGACTAATTGCTCTTTGCCGTGATGCATCAAACAAACCTGAATTAACTTGTATAACAGCATCTTTGGCCAACTTAATGCCATTTGCTGTGTCAGCACCGCTGTTTAACATATCTGGTGAATATATATAATATTCGTCTATAAGCTTTTCATACTCTAATTTAGACTTTGGATCCGTAACCTTTTGGACCTCTTTTACTTTACTAATTTTTGTAGAGTCGATTGCTCGTAATTCAGCAATTCCCTTTTGAGGATTTTTTGGATCAATAATGACGTTAAAGTATATTTTACCGTCAATATACCAATCGCGAAAATAAGTTTCTGATCTGTGATTAAATTTATAAAGCTGAATTACATTATTGAATTCATTTAAAATTTGTTTTTTCACCTTATCGGGCTGATCTAAATCATCCATTGCAAGATCAACTGGTGAAGACGTGTCAGACGCTGAAAGAGCGCCATCTACGATATCTGAGATAGCAGCATCACACTCAGGCTGTTGTGCTGATTCTCGATATTTTACAATTAATTCGTGATCTGAAACAGTAGTAGTTCCAGACAAATCTACATATTGTCCGTAGTAGCCACCACCCACTGTGACTGTGGCGCTACCATCATCGTTTATCTTAGGAACAGGAGAAACGAATTGTTTCTCCGACTTCTTAAGCTTTTTACTAATTTCGTATCCGAATAATTCCATAGTATTATTTATATCACAATAAGTGGAGGAATCGGACCTCCACTTATTGGATATTTATTTAATTAAAACTAAGAAGTTGTACCAGACTCCCAGTATTGGTAAGCTAGTTCAACTGTGAACTCTTCAATAGCGTCGTTTGAATCATAACTCAAATCAACCGCAGAAACATTAACTGGATATGCACCACGAATAGTGTACTCCTTAGTAACGTTTCCTGATTTATCAAGTTGCTGAATCGCCATGTCGGTCTGATAGTCTGTAGGATTGGATAGGCCTGTATTATTTACATGCTCATTCATTCCATTCATCCATCGTTCCATTGCGTTTCGAACTTCCATACCAGTGTCATTGATAACTGTAATTGACCAGTTCTCGAATGTACGATCACCAGCAATTTTCAACTGACGACCACGGAATGGTACATCAAGTTGTGCAATAACACTAGCAGGCAGCTGAGCACCTTTACACATAAAGGATGTAAGTTCAGTGTCACCGCCAGCATATGCTGGAAAGTTAACGATTGCTTTGAAAAGGTTAGGGCGTGCACCCCCACCGATTAATTTTGATTTGAAATCATCTACTCCTAAAGTTGCCATAATTGTTTTTTCCTTTCTATATTATTTATATTAGTTAGTGCCAACAATTTCAGAGAACTCAACGCCAGTGCGTGTTGCAATGAAGTTAAGAGTGATGAAATTAATCGAACGTGCAGGTTTAATATAGATATCAGCCACAAAGCGGTTGGCATCAATTACTTGACCGGTGTTGTTCGTTTCATCACACACTACTAAGAAGTCTGTTACACCACGACGCCCTTTAACATCCCGTAGGAAAGGCTCTGTCATGTTTCTGAACATCGAACGTGTGAATTCATCATTCAACTCAAACAGTTGGTATTTAGCTGCGGTAGCAATCGCTTTTTCTAGAACTATGAATAAACGGCGCACATTGATACGATCAAACGCTGATGCCTTAGATTGTGCTGTTTTATCTCCAAAAAGAAGCGTACCTTGACCTGGGAAAGAAACGATTGGATTGATTCGAGACTTATAAAGCTCATCTCTGTCAGCTTGCTTTGGATTGTAAGCCAGTTTTGTGGTACCCAGAAGTTGACCACGATTGTAACCAGCAGGTGAGAACCAAGGTTCTGCGACATCATCTGTATTAGCACAAAGACCTGCAATGTGACCACAAGCTGGAATCCAGATATATTTATCTGCATACTTATTGTATGTGTAAATTGCAGTTGAATCTAATACGGCATATGATGTAGATGTAATACCATCGCACCATTCTTTAACATCAGTTAAAGGCGCATTACCTGTACTATCTTCGATAGGAGGTGAGCAGAAAGCTACGATATCTTTACGAGCCTTAGCTGTTGCAATAAGGTGTTCAGCGATTGTGTCAGAACTATTATCATCGTTATATGCAAATAGAAGATTAACATCAACTGTCTCTGCATCAGAGAATAGATCAATACCACTTGTAATATCGCCTTCAACGACAGATGTTTGATCAGTTCCTTGTGTGAAGCTGTGTGTTCCTGCAGCAACTGCAGAACCAACATAGATGTAATTAGAATTCTGATTAATCAAATCAACGTAATAATTATTTGATCCATCTTCTTTCTTAGCACCTTCTGTCGTGCTAACAAATGCCCATGTTTCTAAAATTGTATCTTTAATTCCAGTAAGTCCACCATCAGAATCTGTTATGATGATGTGATATTCATTAGCCT